TACTGGTATTTGATACTTTTCTCCTAACTCAATTATTGTAGGTAGTGTGTTAATTAGTTTTTCTTCATAATTAATATTGTTAGCATATATTGGTGCTACTAATATAATCTGTGCATGGTTGTTTGTGTTAGCCATTATATATTCAATGATATTACAATATGCTTCATACTGCTGTGCCTGTGAACTTCCACCCTCTTCAAGGTGTCCATTTGTTCCAAGCATTATGATAACAGCGTCAATACTATTGTCAAATTCAATAGTATCACCCGGTTCACCATTAGTAGGATTATGGTAATTACCATCAACAGGTATAGCATTGTTCCAATATGTTAAAGGTGATAAACCACGTCTGCCATAATTCTTAACAGTTATTTCAAACCCTCTATTTCGTAAGAAGTTTTTGAACACCATAGGATAAGGCTTATCTGCAAATGAATAAGGACTACTATCTCCACCTGTCATACCTTGAGTTAAACTATCACCAACAAAGGCAACTTTAACATTTGTTTTAAGATTGTTTACCTCAAATAAACCACTTGCAAGTTTTATTATGTAAGGATTATCAAATTCACTATCGTACATTAATGCTTTCAAATATTTTGCACCATTTGGTACAATAGTTTCATTTTCATATACTCTGCCTGTGCCTGTTGTTCCGTTAACATAGTATATACCATTGAGATAGTTGTAATTTTCATCATAAAATGCTATGGTATCAAGAGTTACATTTGCTGATATTCTATTATAACCCCACAGTTTAAAAATTAATTTATCTCCACTTTTACATTCAATATAATCTGTGGTATTATAGTTAGCAAATGTACCTGTTTCACCACCATGTAGAACACTCCGATTGGTATTAACAAATGCTGAAAGATTGTTAAGTAATACTTTATTGGGTGTACCCTCAAGTTTTTCATACTTAAATAACCCTGTTCCAATTCTTTCAACAAAAGGATTTGAAACAACCTCATCATGTGTTAATGCTTTAAAGTATTTAGCATTGTTTGGTACTGTTACTGTACCTTCAAAAATTGTGCCTGTTCCACGTGTTCCGTTTTCGTAATAAATACCTGTTACATAATCATAGTTATCATCAAAAAATGCTATTGTGTCAAGTGCAAGTTCAATAGATTGACGATAATAACCAAGCAATCTGAATGCTAATACTTCACCAACTGTACACTCAATATAATCCGTAGTGTTATAATTTGCAAATGTTCCCTCTTCTCCGCCATGAATAATGCTATGACTTGTATTTACAAAATCGGAAGAATTATCAACAAGTGTTTTAAATGGTAAACCAACATCAGTAAGCACTTCTGTCTTATCATTTATTGTTTCAATTTCATTTGTTACATTAGTTAAATCCCAATGTGAACTGTTCCATGCTTCTGCTGTAGTAATATCTGTATTACATTTATATATAGTTCCATTATAGTTTACATAATCACCTATTTTATATGTGTTACTCGTACTATACAAAGGTGCAATTATCAAACCTGTTGCTTTTGCATCAGCACTTGCACCCTCTATGGATAAAGTATCATCAACAATAACAGAACTTCCAACAGGGTCAACATGAGCTGTTAACCAATTTGTTACTAATGTCGGTATATCCTCTGCAACAATAGGATTAATTAGATTAGTAAATGTGCCATCCGTTACCATTTCATCTAATTTATTGTTAATTTCTTCTTGTACATCAAGGTTATCAAAATAGTTATCAATATAGTTTTTAGTTTCTGTCCAAGCCTGTGTAAGTTCTGCCTTGTACTCATTCCATTCTGCTGTAAGTTCTGTTTTATAAGTAGTCCATTCACCACTAAGAGTAGTCTTATAGGTAGTCCATTGTGCTGTTAAATCTGTTTGAAACTGTTCCTCTGCTTCTGTAAGAGTATTCATCTGTTCAATAACTTCATTTAAATACTCGTTCATTTTGCAAAGGTATTCATAATAACTTAAACTATCATCATATACATTAGGCAACACCTTTTGACAATAAATTTTAAAAGGCTGTATCTTATTACCTATCATACATTCACACTCCTTTACCATATAAGCATAAACAAATCATTCAATCTGTTTAGTATCATTTCATCAATATTAAGGAAAGTTTTTCTGAATTCCTGTAAAAGAACACTATCACTCTTTCCCTTACTACCAATTACAAAATCCAAATACGTATTTGTATTTCCATAAGTCATAGTCTTATTCTTACTATTATTTCCGTAAATCTGTTTGCTACTATCATTGGTATCAGTTTGACTATTGTATACTCTCTTATCTTCCAAGTCTTTAGTTTGTACATCTTTTCTGTTTGTAAATTCTCTTTCATTCTTTACGTTATTAAATACTTCTTTTTCATTCATGGGTACAGGGTCACCCTGTTCGGGATAATCACCATAAATTGTACTTCTTGTTTCCTTATAATCATCATCCCATCCATCATATTTCTTCCAATTTCTATTATCGGTCTGTGTTTCATTTGTCTTTTCTGCTGTTGTAAGATAAGCTGTATCATCACCAACAATAGGAACAGCACTTGGATTCTGACTTGTACCATAGTTTTCACCCATATTTTTGATATTTCCCTGTGGTGTATCAGTAAACAAATCAATATTTTCAGTTTCAAGTGTTCCACCAAGTCCATCATATTCCTGTACTCGATTTCCTACACCTGTTTTTTCTTCACTAATCTTACCGAGTTTCTGCTTATCAATATTACCTGTCTTTGTATCTGCTTCTTTACCCTGTTTCTCTAATGTATCTGTACCATCATGTGTATCAGTGTATCCACCTGTTCTAACGCTTGTACCATGCAAAGTATCTGTTTCACTACTCTGTCCTGTTTCAGCTACACCATCAGAACCTGTCTTATTACTATTACCATTAGTTCTAACTCTATAATTTACAAGTGGTTCAATACTAATCAATTCACTCTCATACAGCTTATTATAGTAAGGCATAATTTCATTCATTCTGTCATCAAGTCTTAACTTCCAAAGACCAACAGTTTCCTCACCAATCCCTTTTGTATAAAAGTGTTTCAATATTTTCTTACAAAGTGGTTCTCTATAGTTTTCATCAAATATTGGAAAGTCAAAATCAAAAACTTTATCCCAACTGTTATTTAATATACTCGCTATACTGTTGTACCCTTGACTTTCAGTAAGGTTTGCGTAGTTTTCGCATATATGTCTAACCTCTGTTGTATATTTAGCCATCTTTACGCACCCCCTCTATTCCATTTGCACTAACTGTTGCCAAGTTATCTTCAAGACCCTCAACACCAATTTCATAATCAAGCATAGCCATATCATCTAATCTTCTGTAAGTAACCTCAACATTAAGACCGAACATCTTATTGATTTCTTCAGACGCTTTCCTTCTTGGCTCTAAACGTACAAACTGTTGAGCAACACTACTTGCCTTATCTCCCGCAATTTCAGCTGCTATCAATCTCTCTCTTTTAACTCTATCAGTAACAGGAACACCAAGGCTACTCAATACTTCATTCCATATTTCTTTCTTTGCATTAAACAGAACATCAGCAACATAAGGTGCTTGAGTGCTAAGTGCTTTTATACTATTAGGGTCAAAGTCTTTATCAGTAAAGATAAAAGGTTGATTGCCATCATACTGCATATATGCGTTTTTCATGGTCAACTTCTGTGGTTCACTCTTTGCCATAATCATCACAGGTGTTTTCTGTGCTTTAATGTTTGTATCAATGGTTCTCTGAATTTCATACAAACGCTTGCTTGCTTCGTCAACATCTGAATAAGAATTTGTGTGTGTCATATTATTCCAAATGATAACACTATTGGTTTCGTCATATTCTGCATGGTAACCATTAGCACTATATGCAATTCTTTTCATTGGTATTCTGTATACATTCAAAGGCTGTATACCCATGAACTGTAAACCAAGATAACCCATAACATCATCTTTAAAGAACAACGCTTTACCATCACCAAATAATGCCATTTCCATAAATCTTGCGTCAACAGTATCGGGTAAGTTATGCCATTCAAACATACTCAATGCTATACCAACCAATCTGTTATAATAGTTGGAATAAGTAAGTGTATTTGTTCTTGCACTATCCCAAAAGTTTCTTTCACTTTTTCTACCCATTATGGTTTATACTCTCCTTTCTTTTAAGATTGAGATGGTGTATTGTCTAATCCATAATTTCCCATTGCTACTCCTGTTGAAAACCAAAATGTAATTCCCTTATCCATTACTTCTTGTAATTCTAATTTGTATTTTTGTTCAAATCCGCCATTGAGAACACTAAAACCTCTTGTCTGTACATATGCGTAATATGGTCTTGTATTATTATCAAGATAATCACCTATGTTAATCAATTTATTCTGTGCATATCCAAACTTTGTAAAGTAGTTATCAATCTGTTCTGCTAATTGCGGTTCAATACAATTTCTCATAAATAAGAAATTCTTATGTGCGTGTTCCATTGCAACGTTTTTACCCGCTACATTGTTTAATGTTGTATCACTTGACTTGTTAGCTTTAATCTGTTCTGCTGTAACATCAGCAACATTCCTAACTGTCTGTGCTGTCATAGCACCAACACCTGTAACTGTTGCACCAATTGAAGCACCCGCTACTGATGAAGCTGTACCCGCAACCATTCCAATTCCACCACCAAACAAGAAGCCAAGTAACCCAGCTGCAATTGCTGAACCAACTGATTTAATAGCATTTGCAACACCATTTTGTGATTGGTAATATTTATAGCTATCTACATTATAAGCACATTTTGGATAATCTGTTAATGTTATACAATCATCATATTTATACTGTTGTGTCTGAACACCACCTGTACCTTTGTGCATATTAGTATTTCTTATTTTATATTCTTTAGGGAATAATGTAACGGATGGTTCACCAATAAAACTTCCCTCACATACAAATTCGGGTACAGCACCAACATGGAAGAACTCAAATGCATAGTCTTTAACTTGACCCTCACCATTTGAAACTGTCAATTTTGTATATGGGTATGTAAATAATTTTTTATTTTTAGGTGGATATCCACTTATCTTGTTATAAGTTGTAGTTTCATCATTTCTTCCATTTGCATAAATTACAGGTGTTACATCCACCTTTGAACTTTCGCTTGTACCGACAATATGACTTGCGTAAGATGGAACAGCATAAGCGGGGCATATATAGAAGTCAACAAGTTCGTTTATTTTTGAACTATCAAAATATGTAAGTAATCCCTTTAAATATGCCAATCCAACATCACCCATTTCAAACACAAGATATTTAATACAGGTGTACATATTGTTATAATAAACTTGCGGTTCTGTATTAATGGTTACAGGTGTACCACCAACATCAATTGTAATTGTATCATCTGCTGTCGATATACCTATAATGATTCTCATATTTGACAACGTATCTTCAATGAAGCTGTCATTAACTTCATAGTTATCAACGTCAAAAGGCTCAACAACAATGTTGTCACCTATATGGTCTGTCAGATTATGACAACGCTTTACCCAAGATGAATAAGCCATAGTAGAACTAAACAATCCATCCATTGCAAAAGTCTGCATTACATCTATCTTATACTTTACAAGTGTACATAAATCAGAAACATACTCCATATCGGTTATGAAGCAATAATATCTATGGTCATAAGCATTTGCACCCTTACCATTCTGAATACTCATATATGTATAAGTATGAATATCAGATATATTCTTTGCTATCTTAACTTCCAATTCATCTACTCTTATGTGTTGCGTAGGTGTAACAGTTAAACCAACATTATTATCAAAATATGTATCTCTTGCTGAACTACTTGAGAAATATCTTGTGTGTTCATAGTTAGGTAACAAATCATAAATCTCATAAAACTTGATTATTGTTTTCGGTGTACTCATATCTTTGCACCTCTCTTTAAAGAAAAGGGTGGCAACCTGTAAGCCACCACCCTATTCACTTTATCAATCTGCAAGCGTTGCAACCGTAATGGTTGCTGTACCATAGGTAGTTCCGTCTGCAACAGCTGTAGCCTTAACAGTAACAGTATCAGCCGCTGTAGCGTCATCATCAATGGTAACCTTACCATCATCAGTAATCTCTGCGGGGTCACTTGCACCAATTGACCAAACAACTTCCTTACTACCAATACCCGAAAGTGCAACAACAGCTGAACACTGAACTGTATCACCCTGTAATACTGTTGCCGTAGCAGGAGTGATAGTAACGCTTGTAACTGTAGCCTGTGAGGGAACTACAACAAGTGCGTTGCTGAAAGGTGAGATAGCAAATGTTGCCCATCTATGTAACCAATTGTTCCAATACAGACCCTCACGTACAGGTGTTTCACCTGTTTCAATAAGGTTATCATATACTTGGAAGAAATTCTCATCAACGATTGCGATAGGAATTGCATTAAGTGCGGTCTTTTCGCCATCAGTAAGAGGAGTGTAAGCTGTATCACCATGTTCATAGTCAAACAGCTGTGCAAGTCTTGTATCATCAAGGTTTCCAAATCCATCAATGAGAACCCTGTGACCCATGAATGTTACCTTATCCATATTGAAAGCACTTGCAAGAACTTCAACATCCATGATAGCATCAAACTTACTATCAATGAGGATATACTGATTATCTTTTAAGGTGTTATTGTATACACCGATAGGATTGTACTTGTTTGAAAGGAATGTAATGTCATTACTTGCCTGTTTAACAACGCTAACGATTGTCTTTGCATTAGCGGCTGTAGCTGACGCACCTGTGATAGGATACATTCTACCATTAATGATATTCCTTGCAACCATGTACTTCATTGTCTGATACTCATCATAGTTAGCAGCTGTGTACATAGCTGTAATAACTTTGCTTATCAAACTTGTAAGTCCATCCTGTGAAAGGAAAGCTGTACGGAGTTCTTCCCTTGAAGTAGTAGCCTTGTAGAACTTCTGATAGTTCATTACATAGAAAGCTGTCTTAACGTCGGGTAACTCTCTCCTAAACTCTGTACTGTAAGCGTTTTCGGGGTCATAGGTATGAGGCTTTGCAAGGTCAACAAAAATGTCCTCAATCTTTTCACCAAGTTCAGCGATACCTTTCTTGAACTTTTCCCAAGAATTCTCATACAGTTTGTTTGTGATGATAACCTTGTAGATACGTGTAGCAAGGGTATTCATAAACTCATTGTATAACTGAGGGTCATCACAGATAATAGCACCAATTTTTCTAATGCTATCGCTGTCTGCTGTTACAAGCGGTACTCTGTCTTGATACTGTACGCTTGCTGAATTTCTGATTGCGTTCATTACATCAACACTTGAATTGCTGAATGTAGCACTAATAGGTCTTTTAGCCATGTTCTTAATCTCCTTTTCATTAATTTACCCTTATGCTTTGGGTGTGAATAAATCATTGATTGTTATATTCTCACTCCTGTCGGCTTCAAGAGATTTCTTTACTTCGGGAATATCTTCAACTTTTCCGTTAAATCTATCCATGTACTTCTTACGCCACATAGCGTCATTGTCATTGTACTTCTGTTCCCATTCAGCATTTTTACTTTCAGCTTCTGTAAGCTTTGCACTAATCTCATCAAAATTATTTGCCGATAATGAAGAAAAAGTGTCGGTAAAATCTTCCATCAAACTGATTTCATCATCTGTGGGATTATCAGAAAACAATTTCTTGATTCTCTCTGTAAGATCTTCTTTCTTAACTATTGCCATAATTTTTATCCTTTCTTAATTAGATGGTCACCATTCCTCTGCTTCTTGAAGAATGTCGTTTCTTATCCATCCGCCCGCTACACCAATTGTTCTTGTAATGTTAGTATACTTTCCTTTGAATGTTTTGTAAACGTAATATGTATTTGCTTTGTATAATGTGCCTTTAGCTATGCTGTTTTCTTTTGCGTCATCCGCTGTTCTATATACATACACATCTTTTGCAAGAGTGATTGTATCATAATCAGATTTATCATCTATATCGGGGTCAACCCATTTATAAGGAAAAGCAAAGTCTACCCATTTATCCATACGCTTTGCAATATCTTCAACTATGACACCTGTCTTTGTTGACAGACAATGAACAACCATTGTTTCGCTTGCACAAATGCCAACATGATTGTGCTTTTCACCATTCCAATAGAAAGCTAAAGCACCTTTGCAAGGCTTACTTATCTTCTTGCAGTGTTCATAAAGACCCTGTGCGGTTGTATCATAAGTATCGGGTATAACATCAAGTAAGCGTAAAATCTCAATGATAAAACCGCTACAATCCTGTAGATGGATTTCATCACATTTGATACAATAGTTCTGATTGATAAACGCTATCATATCTTCTGTAGCTTCTTTTCCCTGTCCTTTGCTATTGGCATATTTACGGATAACATCACCAAGCGTTTCACCATTGCCACCCCATAAGTAGGGATTGCCTATAAGGTCAAATGCTTTCTGTACAAACTTCTCACTACTTACTTTCATTCTTGAACTCCTTTCCCTCTAATTTATCACACAGCTTTTGCAACGCCAATGTGTTATTGTTCAATGCGTCTTTGAGTGAATTTGTTTCATCCCTGTGTAGTGCATTGAGTTCCGTGATTTCTTTGGTGTGCTGTTCATTCATCTTCGTTAAATCCTCTCTGTGTTCTGAATTAAGAGAAGCTATCATGTTGGTATATTTGTCAATGGAATACTTGACATACCATCCCAAGAATATACAACACACTATTGGAAAGCCTAATGTTGTTATCATCTGTACAACATCATTCATGTAGTTTGTACCCCCTTTCTAAAGTTTGGGTCTATTACCCCTCTATTATAGTAACATAAAACTTGACTTTTGTCAACAGAAATGTTATAATAAGGTAGAATATAAGGAGATTATAAACTATGGGATATTATAATGGAACTAAATTATTGTCATTGATGGATATTGATGGTAACAAACCAGAGATATACATATGTACCACCAATAGAACAGGTGGTAAGACAACTTATTTCGGAAGAATGTTGGTAAACAGATTTATCAATAAGGGTATCAAGTTTGGTCTTGTGTACAGGTATTCTTATGAATTGGCTGATTGCCATGATAAGTTCTTTAAGGATATTAACACTTTGTTCTTTCCGAACTATACAATGCAAGCAAAAATGATGGGTAAAGGTTTATTTGCATATCTGTTCTTGAATGGTGAACATTGTGGTTACGCATTTTCACTTAACAATGCGGAAAAGATAAAGAAAATGTCCCACCTGTTTTCTGATTGCGGTTCGTTGCTCATTGATGAGTTCCAATCTGAAACAAATCAGTATTGTGCGGATGAGATAAAGAAGTTTCTTTCATTGCATACATCTGTTGCAAGAGGGCAAGGTGAACAGCGTAGGTATGTACCTGTATATCTTATCGGTAATCCTGTTACAATCCTTAATCCCTATTATGTATCAATGAAGATTTCAGATAGAATAAGAAGTGATACAAAGTTTATGAGGGGCAAAGGATGGGTTCTTGAACAGGGATATAATGAAACAGCTTCGCTTGCCATGAAAGAAAGTGGTGTTATGAAAGCATTTGCACAGGATGATTATGTAGCTTATTCAAGTGAGGGCATATATCTGAATGACAACTATGCTTTTGTAGATAAACCAAGCGGAAGTTCAAGGTATAAGTGTACAATCAAGTGTGATGGTAAGCACTATGGAATACGTGAATATGCTGATGAGGGTATCCTGTACTGTGATAACTCTGCTGACTTGACATTCCCTATCAAGATTGCTGTTACAACTGATGACCACAATATCAATTATGTTATGTTAAAGAACAATGATTTCTTTATCAATCTTATGCGGTTCTATTTTACCAAAGGTTGTTTCAGATTTAAGAACCTTGAGTGCAAATCTGCTGTACTCAAAATGTTATCATTTTAGTTATCCACATTGCATATTGCTTTCGCTGTATGACAGGTTGCGCACTTGGAAATGATAGTGCTGTCTACATATCGGTAATGCAAACCGCTTGAGTAATTGTAATGTTCAAGGATAAATTAGAGGATGGGTTTATTCCCATCCTCTTTCTTTTTATCTTCTCTTTGTGTGGGCCATAAATGATACTCTGTGTTCATGCTTTAGTTTTATCTTTGTTAAGGTATCTTCCATGTATAAACCATAGGTTCTTGCAAGTACATACTGTATAGG